CCGTCAACAAGACGGTCGGGAGTCCCAATCTATGGGGCGAACAGATGGTAACGAAACCATCCTATCTACATTACTCACCTACCTGTTTTCCAACACAGCGTACTGTGAAGTAGTTAGGCATCAACTTATCTAGTTCGAGAAGAGCACTACGAGACACTAAATCGTCTCTAGACTTTTCCCAAACTGGACCTGGTATCAGTGTTCTATCACCCAACGGTGGTAAACCATCAGGCCAGGACTCAGTTGAATAAGAAATCCAGTTTTGACCAAGTAGCACAAGAAGGTGTGTATCTTCCTTCAAGTGGCGCAGAGGAAAACTTCTCTCATTTTCCTTAGCAATCTGGAGAAAAGGACTCGCAAGAGTCTTTCCAGATGTACCTGGATCATTTATTGCAAAGGCATGGGTACACTTTCGGACGGTGTTCAGCCGACCAAAGTACCTGATCCTTTTGCAATAGATAAACTGTTGGAAAATCCATGGATCCTTCCTAGAAGGTAAATCTAGGACAGATCGTGGACTTAACGGCGACAACGAGGCAAGCAATACCAACTTTCGCCACCTGGAAGGGAATAGTCCCGTCAAGGTAGCAGACGTGATAGGCAGATTTATCCTATCACAGTCGGTTATGATTGCTAACGTGTTCGATACGATTGTGTTCCGATTAAAAACCAAAAGAGACACTGGAAAGGGTGTTAAATCCTCTCCATGGCGGAAAAGCGATTTCGCAAATTCAGCCGCTCCCAAGGTTATGTAAGTTTTCTCTTCAGAAAATTCCATACCTAAGTATTTTATTATCTTTAGATACTCACCTGCCACATCATGGCCCAGAAGAGTTAGGTCATCACCTAACACTGAGTATGATGCTTTTTCTAGCCTTTTATGACCAGAGACAGCGAAAGACAACCTGACGAGGAAATGATGCGAGATCGCCATTACTGGCCAGCTCGATAATGACCCCATAGGTTGTCCCACAACGTACCTTGTACGTTCAAGAACATCTCCATTTCTATAAACGAAGGTTCTCCTCGATGAGACCCACCACCATCCTAAAGCCTGTAAAGGTGAAAGGATGCGCAAACTGACGAGTACCA